CTTAAGGCAATCCACGGATTGAACGCTGAGGCTGAATTAGCAAATATCCTTTCAACAGAGATACTTGCTGAGATCAACAGAGAAGTTATCAGAACAATCTACAAGGTTGCTGAACAGGGTGCTATTGCTAACACAGCAACAGACGGTGCCTTCGACTTAGACGTTGACAGTAATGGAAGATGGTCAGTTGAGAAGTTCAAGGGACTACTATTCCAGATCGAGAGAGATGCTAACGCAATCGCACAAAGAACTCGTCGTGGAAAGGGTAACATGATCCTTTGCTCTGCTGACGTTGCTTCTGCATTGACAATGGCTGGTGTACTTGACTACACTCCTGCTCTTAACGCTAACCTAAACGTAGACGACACAGGTAATACATTTGCTGGTGTTCTACAAGGTAAGTACAGAGTTTACATCGACCCATATTCAGCAAACGTATCTGATACTCAGTACTACGTTGTTGGATACAAAGGTTCTTCACCTTATGACGCTGGACTGTTCTACTGCCCATATGTTCCACTACAGATGGTTCGTGCAGTTGGAGAGAACACCTTCCAACCAAAAATTGGATTTAAGACCCGCTACGGTATGGTCGCAAACCCATTTGCTGAAGGTCTTAATCCTGGTCTTGGTAGAATTAAGGCGAATGCTAACCGCTACTACAGACGTGTTAAGGTTCTTAACCTTATGTAAGAAGAAAGGATATAATTCCTTTTGTATCAACAGAGACCCTACGGGGTCTCTTTTTTATGTTAAGATCTCCTAACAATAAATAATGTTACAGGAGGTAAAGACAAATGTTACATTTATTAGGTAAAGGACAAGCACCAGAATGGGACGAAGATAAACATGATATAGAGGAGGTCTTTGCTCTTCTATGTTATCGTGGAATACATTATGCAAAATGGGTATGTATAGATGTCATCATGGAAGGTCATTCTTGGTTTGTAAATAATCCTAGAAAGGGGGAGTAATCCTCCTTTTTTTTGTCTAAATACTTAAAAAGTTATACTAATGAAATCATTTAACAACTTTATTGATGAAGGCAAGAAATGCCCAGATGGTGAATACTATTGCAATAATGACAAAAAATGCAAACCAATTCCTCGTGGATATCGTGTAGGATATGGTGGATATTTACGTAAGGAGAATGACAGTGATGATTCAAAAGGCAAGTCTAGTAGCAATGGTAATGGGAATGGTAATGGTTCTTATGGGAACGGTAATGGTGGCGGAAACGGTGGTGGAAATGGTGGAGGTAATGGAGGTGGAGGAGAGTGAAATACACTTCAAATCCTCAAGTTTCTTTCATCAAAGATCCAACAGGTAGTGGTAAAGCAATTAAATTTATTCACCCAATAGATACTAGATCTGTAGATGAGAAAATGAAAAGAGCACCATTCAATAAAAAATAATTATGCCAGAGCAAACTGACAATTGGAAGATAACACAATTATCGAATAGGAACTATCTGTCTCCTATTGGATTTAAGTTTATTGTGACTAAAGTTCCAAAGGCAGATTTCTTTTCAAACTCTGCATCAATACCTGGAATCAACTTAGGTTTTGCTCAACAACCAACATACTTGAGAGATATTCCTATTCCTGGTGACAAATTAAGTTATGAAGATTTTACTCTAAGATTTTTTGTAGATGAAAATTTAGAAAATTATCTTGAAGTACATAAATGGTTGAGAGGATTAGGATATCCAGACTCACTTTCGGAATTTGCAGAGTTGAAAAATGAAGATAAGTATATACAAGATCCTAGTGGTAGATCACCATACAATGAATATTCAGATGCGAGTCTTTTAATTTATAATAGCAACTTTAATGTCATTGCAAAGGTCAATTTTAGAGATACATTTCCTGTTGGATTGTCTGCAATTAACTTTGATGCAACACAAGAAGATATAAAATATGTTACGGCCGAGGCGACTTTTAAGTATTCTATATATGATATAGAAGTTACTACTTAATTTATGAACATTGATGAAATTCAAACATTATGGAACGAAGATTCAAAACTAGACGAAGATAACTTACATTCTGAGTCAACAAAAATTCCCTCATTACATGCCAAGTATCATCACATTTTAAATAAATTAATTCTCCTTAAAAAAATGGAGGAGACTAAATTTAAAATATCTAAAAAGGAAAAGTGGCAGTATTATACAGGTAAAGCAGATCCAGAAATTTATATCGACAAACCATTTGATTATAAAGTCTTAAGGCAAGATGTCGATAAGTACATGGATGCTGATCCAGATTTAATTAAAATTTCTTCTAAAATAGAATACTTTCAAGTGATGATTAATTACTTAGATAGTATTTTGAAAACAATAAACAATCGCACATATCAAATTAAAAATGCGGTTGAGTGGCAGAAATTCATTAGAGGATATGACTGAACAAGAATTAGAAAAAGAAAGATGGATTGATGATGACTATGCAGTTGTCAGTCAATATTATACTGCAAAAAGAATGTATCCTGATATACCTTTCTATCTTCAAGATGAAAATGGAGAGACATTTGTATTTGGGTTAGATTTGATTTATCAATATCTTGGAAACATAAATCATTATCCTGATTGGTGATGACTGATATTACTATCAAAAAGAAAAATGAAGTATATGTGACTGTAAAGGCAGAACCAGCAATCTGTCAGGAACTATCAGATCTTTTTACATTTGATGTCCCAGGTGCTAAGTTTATGCCACAGTATCGCAGTAAATACTGGGATGGTAAGATAAGATTGTTCTCTCCTGCAACTGGAGAAGTATATGGAGGTCTTGTAGATAAGATTGTCAATTGGGCAAGAAAGTCAGAGTATAGTTTAGAGTTTGAAAATAATAAACACTATGGCACACCATTTGAAGAGAATGAAATTATAAGTCGAGAAGGAGTCAAGGAGTATATGACTCGTATATCAAAATATAAACCAAGAGATTATCAGATTGATGCTGTATATGATGCATTAAAGTATAATCGTAAACTTTTAATCTCACCAACAGCTTCTGGTAAGTCACTTATGATCTATGCTGTGGTAAGATATTTTGTAGAAACTAAGAAAAAAGTATTATTAGTTGTTCCGACTACATCACTTGTGGAACAGATGTATAAAGATTTTGAAGATTATGGTTGGAATGCGGATCAATATTGTCATCGAATTTATTCAGGAAAGGAAAAAACAAATGAGAACCCTGTTACAATTACTACATGGCAATCTGTATATAAGTTAAAAAGACCATTCTTTAAAGATTTTGATGTTGCAATTGGTGATGAGGCACATTTATTTAAGTCTAAGTCTCTTGTAAGCATCATGACAAAGATGGATAGTGCCAAGTATAGATATGGGTTTACTGGTACTTTAGATGGATCACAGACTCATAAGTGGGTGCTAGAGGGATTGTTTGGACCTTCATACAAAGTAACTCAAACAAAAGAATTAATTGATAAAGGTCATCTTTCTAAGTTACAAATTAGAGTATTAATACTCAAACATACGGATCAAAAGTTTGACACGTATGAAGATGAACTTCAATATATCATAGGACATTCAAAAAGAAATAGATTTATTCGTAATCTTGTTTTAGATTTAAAAGGGAATAGTTTAATATTGTTTAGTCGGGTTGCAACACATGGTCAAATATTATTCGATTCTATAAATAGTTCTGTCCAAGGTAATAGAAAAGTATTCTATGTTCACGGAGGAGTCGAAGCACAAGAAAGAGAACGTATCAGGGAAATTACAGAGCAGGAGAGAAATGCAATCATTGTTGCCTCTTACGGGACCTTCTCAACTGGAATTAACATTAAAAACCTTCATAACGTCATCTTTGCTTCCCCATCAAAATCTCGAATACGAAACCTTCAATCAATAGGGAGAGTACTCAGAACAGGAGATAACAAAAAGAAAGCAGTATTATATGATATTGCAGACGATATCTCTTACAAATCCCGAAAAAATTACACTCTTAATCATTTGATTGAAAGAGTTAAGATATATAATGAAGAGAAATTCAATTATGAAATTATACAAATTAATTTAAAGGGCAATGGATAAAGAAGAATTTCACGCAGTAATAAAATTGGTATCAGGGGAAGAAATATTCTCCAAAGTTTGCCCATGCGAAGAAGAAGATAAAACAATATTGATTTTAGATTGTCCTGTAACTTTTGAAAATATAGTAATACGTCAAATTGGTGTGAGTGCTGTGAGAATAAATCCTTGGTTAAAAATGTCGGACGATCCTACAGTAGTTATGAATATGGATAAAGTCATTACAATGACTGAAGTGCATGACAAACACTTAATTAAAGTGTATAATAGGTATCTAAAAGAAAAAGATCAAATTACAAATAGAACTGATATTAATGAAAATATGGGTTTCTTATCTTCTGTATCTGATGCTAGAGTATTTTTAGAGAAGCTATATAAGTCTAATTAACCTTTGAACCCTTACAGAGTTATTATACACCAAATATAGCACCTTGTCAAGTACCCTAAAAAATGGTATAATAGTAGTATCTAAAAGAGGAAGGTAATGAAATGGCCAAAGGAAAACGTAAGTCAGAACACTATGTTAATAATAAAGAATTCCTAGAAGCATTAATTATCTATCGTGCTCAGTGTGCAAGAGCAGAAGAGGAAGGTAAACCTAGACCTCGTATTACAAATTATCTTGGAGAATGTTTTTTGAAAATCGCAACACATTTGTCATATAAACCAAATTTCGTTAACTATATGTTTCGTGAAGACATGATATCAGATGGCATTGAGAATTGTGTTCAGTATATTAAAAACTTTAATCCAGAAAAATCTTCTAATCCTTTTGCTTATTTTACTCAAATAATTCATTATGCTTTCCTTCGTAGAATACAAAAAGAAAAAAGACAGATGGATATTAGATCTAAGATTATAGAAAGATCTGGTTTTGAAGAAGTAATGTCTGGTGATGGAGATGTTTATAGTTCCTCAGATTATAATTCAATCAAAGAAAATATACAAACCAAACAATATTCATGAAGATTGCTTTAATTACCGATACTCATTTCGGTGCGAGAAAAGCAAACATTGTTTTTCATGAGTATTTTAAAAAGTTTTATGATGATATATTCTTTCCCACTATTAAAGAAAGAAACATTAAAAATGTAATTCATCTTGGAGACTCTTTTGATAATCGTAAAAACGTTGATTTTTGGGCACTCGACTGGGCAAAAGAAGTTGTTTACGATAGATTAGAACAATATAATACTAAGGTTTATACTATCGTAGGTAATCATGATGTGTATTTTAAAAACACAAATGAAATAAATGCGATTGATTCTTTACTTACTTCTTATAGTAATATAAACCATTATTCATCTGCAACTGAAGTTAATATTGATGGATTTAAAACTCTTTTAATGCCTTGGATATGCCAAGATAATTATAAAGAGTCAATGAATACAATTAAAAATTCTAAATCAAAAGTAGCATTTGGACACTTAGAGTTAAATGGTTTTTCACTTTTTCCTGGAATTGTTCAAACAAATGCCTTTATGGGATTGAATCCATCATACTTTCAACATTTTGATGTAGTTTTCTCTGGTCACTATCATACTAGATCAAATGATGGAAAAATATTTTATCTTGGAAATCCATATCAGATGTATTGGAATGATGTAGATGATCCAAGAGGATTTCATATCTTTGATACTGAAACATTTAAATTGGAATTTATTCAGAATCCTCATACTATGTTTGAAAAAATATATTATGATGATACAGATGTAAAGTCATTTGATGCAGAAAATTTAAAAGATAAAATTGTTAAAGTTATTGTTCGTAATAAATCTAGTCAACTTCAGTTTGATAGGTATATTGATAAAATTAATAAGTCAGGTTGTATTGATCTTAAAGTTGTTGAAAACTTTGAAATAGATGATGATGATGTCGAATTTTCGCAGGAAGAATGTGAAAATACATTAACTTTATTAAATAAATATATTGAAGACTCTGATTTTGATTTGGATAAAACTATCGTGATGGATATCATGCAGGACGTTTACCGAGAAGCATGTGAGTTTCAATAATGTACATACTAACAATTAAAGGTAAAGAACAAGAAGGTGCATATGCAGTATCAGATGATGATGGTGAAAGGTCACTATACTTATTTGAAGAAGAAGATGATGCTTTGAGGTACGGTGGTTTATTAGAGGCAGAAGATTATCCACCTATGGTTGTTGTGGAAATCCCAAATGAGCTTGCCATTCAGACCTGTATGGTGTATAATTATAATTATGTAATTATCACTGAAGATGACTTTGTAATTCCCCCACGAGAGAATGATAATATTCAAAAAGATTAAATGGAAAAATTTTCTTTCTACTGGTAATAAGTTTACAGAAATAAACCTTATCGAAGCAAAGACGAATTTAATTATAGGAAATAATGGAGCAGGTAAAAGCACTATACTTGATGCTCTAACTTTTTCATTATTCAATAAACCATTTAGAAAAGTAAATAAATCTCAACTTATTAACACAGTTAATGAGAAGGATTGTCATGTTGAATTAGAATTCAATATTGGTAATACAGACTGGAAAGTTTTGAGGGGAATGAAACCAGTAAGATTTGAAATCTATAAGAATGGAAAAATTATGAATCAAAATGCTGCTGTTAATGATCAGCAGAGATGGTTAGAAGAGCAAATATTAAAGTTAAATTATAAATCATTTACTCAGATAGTCATACTAGGAAGTGCATCTTTTGTTCCTTTTATGCAATTGACTGCACCAAATCGTAGAGAGGTGATTGAAGATCTATTAGATATCAAAATATTTTCTGCAATGGGATTGATTCTTAAGGAAAGAGTTAGAGGTGTAAATGAAAGACTTAGAGAAATATCAATTAGAAAAAATCTTCTAGAAGAAAAAATTGATATGCAGAATGGATTTATTCAAGAGATAGAGAATACAAGTAAGAAAGATGTTAAAGATAAAAAAGAAAAGATAAAAAGTATAAATGAACAGATTGACAGACATGAAGATGACTTAAAGGAAATGTCTGAGGAGTTGGATGCAATCAATAAAGACATGCAAATGTTATCAGATTGTAACACAAAATTAAGAAAATTGGGTAACTTAAAAGGCAAATTATCCAATAAAGTATCCAACATTACCAAGGAACATAAGTTCTTTAGTGAAAATGTAACATGCCCTACATGTACCCAAAATATAGAAGAATCGTTTCGTTTAAATAGAATTAACGAGGCAGAATCGAAGGCAAAAGAACTCAAAAAGGGTTACGAAGAACTGGAGTCTGCCATCAAACTTGAAGAAGAAAAAGAATCTCAATTCAAGAAAATCACATCTGAGGCATCTCAATTAACGCATGAAATTTCTAAAACAAGCACAAGGATTTCTGGACTTCAAAACCAGACCAGAGACATCGAACAAGAAATTCAAACTATTACCGAACAACTTAAAAATAGAACTACTGAAAGACATGCGTTAGATAAATTACTGGGAGAACTCGAAGGACTCCAAAAGAATCAAGCACAAGAAAGTGAGAAAAACGTCTACAACGAATTTGCTCATGCTCTTATGAAAGATGGTGGAGTAAAGTCTAAAATTATAAAAAGATATTTACCATTAATGAATCAGCAGATCAATAAGTATCTGCAGTTGATGGACTTTTATATTAATTTTTCTTTAGATGATGAATTTAAAGAGAGTGTCAAATCTCCAATTCATGATAAGTTTAGTTACGAATCTTTTTCTGAAGGGGAAAAGATGAGGATTGATTTATCTTTATTGTTCACTTGGAGAGAGATTGCAAGAATGAAAAACTCTGCAAACACTAATCTTTTGATACTTGATGAAATATTTGATAGTTCACTTGATGGGTTTGGAACTGATTACTTTACTAAAATTATAAAGTATGTCGTAAGTGATGCAAATGTTTTTATTATCTCACATAAGACTGATGATCTCATAGATAGTTTTGACAAAATTATAAAATTTGATAAAATAAAGGGATTCAGCAAAATAATCTGATGAAACTACCTAACTGGCAGCATCATTCCAAAAAGGAAAAGAAACGTCACCTCAAACCACAAGCACTACGTCAAGCAAAGAAACGACGTGGACAGTTAATAAACCGTCTACTAGACCGTCCTTCTGGGCGGTTTCGTCGTTATAATAGGTATATAATTAAATCATCACCATGTTAGAACAAGTCAGACACGAAGTCAAAGGACAACTCGCTAAACTTCTTGCAACAGAAGATCTAGTAGTTGAAAACAAACAAGTTTCTACAGCACAATTCAACGTACACACTCGTGTGCTTACACTTCCATTATGGGATAGAGCATCTAATAGTGTGTACGATATGTTAGTTGCACATGAAGTTGGACATGCATTATTCACTCCTGATATTGATTGGTTAAAGGATCATAAAGTTCATCCATCTATTGTTAATATTGTAGAGGATGTTCGTATTGAAAAACTTATGAAGAGAAAGTATGCAGGACTTCCTAAGACTTTCTATCATGGATATGAAGAGTTGAATGATGATGATTTCTTTTCTGTAGTTGATGAAGATGTTGATGAGTTTAGTTTTGCTGATAGAATCAACTTACATTATAAGATTGGTCTTTTTGTTGACATCAATTTTACAGATCAGGAACAGGTAATTGTAGATAAAGTCAATACATGTGAAACTTTTGATGACGTATTAGAAGTATCAAAGTTAGTTCAAGGTATTGATCTAGACTTGATGAAACAGAAAGAAGAATTAGAAAAAGGTGAGTTGTCACTTGATATAAAAATTCCATCTGGAGAAAGAACCGATGCACAAGGAGGTTCTGAAACAGATGATGAAGAATATCAAACTAAGTCTGAAGGAGATTCTACAGATACAGATTCATCAGAAGACACAGAATCAAAAGGACAATCTCAAGAATCTGATATGAAAAATGCACCAACAACTGGTGGGGTGCACAACGCTGGTGATAATATTGACATCAAAACTGTGGATTCACTAGAACAAAATATTCAAGATTTAACTAATGAAGGAAGCACTGAAAGTGTATATGTAGAGATTCCTAAAGTTGATTTGAAAAAAATAATTATTGACAACAAAGAAATATATGAAAAATGTGATGAGTGGTGGACATATGATGAAGAAGAAGCAGAAGCATATCATAAACTATACGGATACTACAATAGAAGGAGATGTGACTTTACTGATCTAGACGCAGATTATGAGAAGTTTAAATTATCTGCAAAGAAAGAAGTTAACTATCTTGTCAAAGAGTTTGAATGTAAAAAATCTGCTGATGCATATGCTCGTGCATCAATCTCTAAGACAGGTGTATTAGATACATCTAAGTTACATACTTATAAGTATAGCGAAGATATATTCAAAAAGATTACAACTCTTCCTGATGGAAAAAATCATGGACTAGTATTCATTCTTGATTGGTCTGGTTCTATGAGTAATGTATTACTTGACACTATTAAACAGTTATACAATTTAATGTGGTTTTGTAAAAAAGTACAGATACCATTTGAAGTATATGCATTCACAAATGATTATCCTCCTACTCAATTTGACGAAAATGGTTCCAGACTAAAATGCTATGAAAAAAAGGCAGGAGTAATTTCACTTCAAGATCATTTCAGTTTGATGAACTTCTTTACAAGTAAAACTAATAACAATACTTTAGATATGCAGATGAAGTATATCTACAGAATTGCAACTGCTGCACGTCATTATGGAGACTATGATATTCCACAATGTCTAAGACTATCAGGAACACCTTTGAATGAGACATTCATTGCACTACATGAGATACTACCACAGTTCAAAAAAGAAACTAAAGTAGACAAAGTACAATGTATAGTTCTTACTGATGGGGAAGGATGTCAAGTCGGATACCATAGAGAAGTTAATAGAAGTTGGGAAGATGACCCATACGTAGGAACTTCTAACTTACATAGTAATGCTTTTCTTAGAGACAGAAAATCTGGTAAGACTTATCATTTCAAAGATGGTTGGACAGGATTGTCAACTGTATTTTTAAATAATCTTCGTGATAAGTTTCCTGATGTCAACTTCATTGGCATTAGATTGGTTGGAAGTCGTGATGCAAATTACTTTATAAGACAGAACGTAGGTTACGGTGATGAAGCAGAGAAGTACTCACGTATTTTCAAAAAAGATAAATCTGTTGCATTATTAGATGTTGGGTATGATGTTTATTTTGGAATGTCAGCAAAATCTTTAGCAAATGATTCTGAGTTTGATGTTGAGGAGGATGCAACAAAAGCACAAATCAAACGTGCATTTGTAAAAAGTTTGAGTGCTAAAAAGTTCAACAAAAAAGTTCTAAGTAAATTCATGGAATTTGTAGCATAACCAACCAGTTAACAAACTGTCCACTAGGGGGTTACGACCTCCTTTTTTATTGCTATAATGAGTGCATAAATAAAAAAACTAATCATGCCTTTTAAACCTTTTGAAATCAAAATGACTGAACAACAAGTCATCGACGGACTTAAGAGTACATTCGGAAACGAATTTACAACTCCTGATGTTAAAGCATTCTGTGCTATGAATGATATTAGTTACAATACAGTAACTAGGAAAATCAAAAAGTTCAGAGTTAAACCAGGTAAGTGGAATCTCAAAGTAACATCAAAGAGAGTTAGACAAATTGAAAAGTCTTATAGTGCTCCCGCAGTAGAACCAAAACCACAACAGAACCTAGTTCCACAAATTGATGATACCTTTGTGAAGTTTGGTTCTTTCAATGACCTTAAAAAAATTGTTTCTTCTAAGTTGTTTTATCCAACATTTATTACTGGTCTATCAGGTAATGGTAAGACTTTTGGTGTTGAACAAGTATGTGCTCAACTTGGTAGAGAACTAATTCGTGTAAACATTACTATCGAAACAGATGAAGATGATCTTATTGGCGGTTTCCGTCTTGTTAATGGTGAGACCGTATGGCACAATGGCCCAGTCATCGAAGCACTTGAGCGAGGTGCAATCTTGCTCCTTGACGAAATCGACCTTGCCTCTAACAAAATCCTCTGCCTTCAAAGCGTCCTTGAGGGAAATGGTGTTTTCCTTAAAAAGATTGGCAGATTCGTTAGACCCAGAGCAGGATTCAACGTATTCGCAACCGCAAATACTAAGGGTAAAGGTTCAGACGACGGAAGATTTATTGGAACTAACGTGCTCAATGAAGCATTCCTCGAAAGATTCCCAGTAACATACGAACAGGATTACCCTGCTCCTTCCATTGAGAAGAAGATTCTAGGACGTATAGCATCTACTCTAGGTGTAACTGATACAGAGTTCTTAAATCGCCTTGTAGACTGGGCAGACATCATTCGTAAGACATTCTATGATGGTGGTATCGAGGACATCATCAGCACTCGTAGACTTGTCCATATTGTTCGTGCATACAGCATATTCAATGACAAGGCAAAGGCGATGAAGGTATGTATCAATCGTTTCGATGATGAGACAAAGCAATCATTCTTTGAGTTGTATGACAAAGTAGATGCTGACTTTGATATGAATGCAAAAGAAGATAAGATGTACGATGAATCTGTGGATTAATTACAAAAAAATACTGCATGA